AGAGGCGAAGTTCCAGCGCGCGTCCCCGAGCCCGATCCAGCAGCTCACCAGGCACAAACCGGCGTTCGAGCCGTCCCCGAGGGTCGCGTTCATAAGATATTCGCGAGTCCCACTGTTTTTCCCTCCGGAATAAACTCTGTCTCCACACCCAACAGAATCGCCTGTTCCGATGGTTTTCGGATATGCCGCACCGCTTGCAGGGTCGAAATCCATATCTCCGATCCACCAGTCGCTTCCGCCATTATTCGGAATATTCCCTACAAGAGCCGCGCCGGAATAGCTGTTTTGCAAGTGCTTGGTGCCCATTGGGTACACATATACGTTTTTGGAATAGTCGCTCTGGAAATCCATGACCGCATCGGACGCAATTACATACTGCCCCCACATGTATTCCTGCCCCTGTATGCGCAGCGTGTGTTTCCCGTCGATCACCGCCTGGCCGTCGTGGTGCCCGATTACGGCGTCGGTTGTCCCGGTATACTGCGGCATCGTAGACACGTATGTGCTGGTTGTCGTGTCTATCGTGCCATCGATATCTAAATTAAGCGCAATATAATCCTTCCCGTCTACTGTTACGGTTTCGATGGATTTTATCAATACGCGGTTGGCGATAGAACTAATCGAATTTAACCCGCGGTCTGTGCTGGTGCCATTTGCTACTCCGACCGACACGCATCCGCCTGCGATAAAATCGCCCTGTGAAGCAATTATTACGCGCTTTACGCCGGTCTCTGCTACGGCGCAGGTAGCCTGAGTATTATACGCGCAGCACCCCTGCATAACAGACTGGCTGTTCTTGGTGGCGTACTTGATCGCCATCATAATGATTGCATACGTATTACGTGCTATTCCGGCTCCCCAGTATCCTGCTCCCTTTTTCTGGTAATTCGTGATCATATTATTGTATGACTGGTTATACGCGGGAGCCTTGCCGGGCTGAGACCTCAGCAGGCCGTCAGGCGCGATAACTGACGCATATGACGATTCGATCCAGTAGGGCATAACCGTAACGCCGTCCCCGCGTAACGCGTCTTTCCACGCTTTTAAGCCGAGGTCTTCGTGGGGCGTATCGGAGTAAATAATGTCGTAGTAATCATCGTGTTTATCTACACCCCAGTAGAATGTTGGGTGCAGCGTGCCAACGTCAACGGCCCCATCTGTAGCGTAGCCTGGAGCTCCTTCAAGCGCGGTGATTCGCTTAAATCCGTCGCTTTCACATACATAATTGCAGCGATACCACTTAAACGACGGGATGTCTGCATAATCGTCTCTCCCCTCCGTGGTGCTGGAAGACGGCTCGCAAACTAGGCCTTTGTTGGCGTCCAGCTTTGTGCCGGACGAAGAAGTGTTTACATTATGTTTGTAAAAACGTGTCCGGTAAACTTTCCCGGTCCGCCCCAGAATAAACTCCGTGATAATATGCTGTTCAGTTGTCCATGCCGCGTTCTTTGCGGCTGCATCTTCCAGTTGCAGGATGCTCTGATTCATCGAGTAAGCCAGTGCCGCAGAAATCAGTTTGTTAGCGTTGTTGGTCTGCGTCTGAACTACATCTTCACTTTTCAGTTTTGCAATGATTGCCCTTGCAAGTGTGGAATAGTTGATTTTTGCGTTCGTGTTGCCGTCACTAAGCAAAGGAAACATATCCCCTGTTTGAATATCATTCACTTCTGGGAACGAACTCAGTTTTGCTCCTGCATTCGCCATCTTCTACTTCTCCTTCCTTTTCCATATACATCTGCATGATGTCACTGCTTATTTCTGCCTGTTCTCGACTTCGTATTTCAGCAACAGATTCAGACAGAATACCGTCCACGATATACGATGGCAGTTTGTATGTGCTTTTAATTTTTGAGATGGTATTTTTGATTTCATTTCGGGCAAGCTGAACTGCTACATTGAGTGATACATCCATTTCTTTTCTCCTTCCATTTCCTCCTTCGCACAATCTGGACAAATTGCGAACGAAGGACTGTCACCATAATTCTGCTCATCTGGCTGAATCGCATGGCTCATGTAAGAATTTGTAAAAACTACTTCTTTTCCACAATTTGCACACTGTATAGTGTCTGGATGATCAAATGATACGAGTGTACAATGCCATGACACAGAATGTTTTTCAAATTTTCCCATTGGATAAATCCACTTTTTCATAACCATCTCCTTATGTAAACCCAGTTACAATGCCGCCGTCCACAACCAGATGCCTTTCAATAGGTGTGCCATAGAATACTCGAATTGTTTTCGTTGAGCCGGATGCTTTACCGCTTGCAGTAACGACGCTCTTACTGTATGACAGCAAAGATGGTGCACGGTAATTTATTCCGGTAACAACAGTTGTCCAAGCATTACCACCATACTGATTTTTATAGTAAATTGTAGTTGTATACGCAGTGCATGACCCTGCATTAAAACTAACACTGCCGATAACATTTTCTTTTGTATCATATCCATTAGAAACACTTGTTACAACTGTTTCTTCTTTTGTTGCAACTTGGTGGAAACGGAGGTCTGATGACGCTCCTTCCGCAACGAAAAACCTACTCGCCCGGATTTTATATGATGATGTACAGTCTATATAACTACCAGTTGGTGTGTTGCTCCAGTACCCTCTTATGATTCCATTTTCAATGCCTATCTTACTTCCAGTAATGCCGCCCCAATAACAATATCCATTTTCCAGCAAGGTAAAATAAGTGGATATAACTGATAATTTCTTGGCTGTGATTGCTCCTGTGGACAGATCCAAAACCATGTTGTTATTGGCATCATGAATCTTTCCCGTCGTAATATTCGAACCATTGATAGTGGTCTCACCGCTGTTCTTGAGGTTGTCGAACGTGACAAAACCAGTGATATTTACCTTGTTTGCATTAATCTTTATTGATTCCGCAGACTGATTGATACTTGAAATTATTTCATCTTTTCCCACTTTCTGACTAACCGTGGACATGATTGAACCCGCTGTCATTGTCAGTCTGGATTCCATCGTTTCCAGTGTCGCATACTCAGCCAGCGCACTATTCATCTCTCCTGTGATGATAGTGTGTTCCTGCGACACCGCAAGGGAAATCTGGCTCGGCATTACGTCAATCTGCGCTTGTAAATCATCGAGAACAGTGAAATTCTGTCCGTATTTTTCAAGTTGTTCATCAGTAGCAATCAACGAGATTTTGTCGTTCGTTTGTTTGATTGCGGTAGAGGTCTGACGGAACACGAATGTCGGGTCTACATATCGCATGATAGTGACCGTATCAAAGTAGGTTGGATCATCTCCAACACACGCCACAATCACTGCACTGTTCGTCGTTGCGTAAAGGTCACTTGTAGCCGCCAGAATGACCGCTCCACCGTTTATCGTGAAACCGTGCTGACCACTAACAATGTTCCGGAAAGTCGCTCCGTCTGTTGAATACCTCCATGAGCCAAACTTCACGCCGCCAGAAAAAGTGGGCGTGATTGTGATGCTTGTGGGCGTATATGTCCCTGTGTTGTTTTCGGGGTCGAAATCGTAAGACACAAAAGCGGAATCGCTGACGCTCAATTTTACCAGTGTTCCATTACTGTATCTCGATATGCTTAGAGGTTGTGATTTCATCTATTCCATCTCCAACAGATACTCACCATCTTCGGACATGAGTATCATTTCGTCGTTCTCTGCATAAAGGAAGAACGCATCTGCCCACTCAAACCACACTAATGCTCTGTCTGTACAGAAGTTTGCGTCCACAACTATGCTTTTTGTTTTTCCTGCATTAAGCGTTCTCTCTGACTTCGCATCTGGTTTTACGAACCACCGATAGTGATAAATATTTCCTTTTGGGTCGAGGTCTTCGCCTGTGTAGTCAGTAACGATAGCAGTCAGCAGGATTGTTTTTGACTCGTCCTTGCTTATATTCACGCCAGAATCTGGTAGGACGTATCCAACAAGTGCATTTTCTCCTGCCGCTCCTGTCGCTCCTGTCGCTCCTGTTTTCCCTTGTACGCAGACAGGATCGCTGTATTCGTCCGTGCCATCAGCATAGTTAGTTTGAACACGTTCCCAGATGTAATTTGCGTTTTCCCATGTGGGCGGCGTTGTCGTCCATTCCCCACCGATCAAACGCGTTGGTGATGCTGAGTTGTAGTACCAATTTACATAGCTTGCAACCGCCATTCCTTTCTGGACATATGTGTTTGAAAACTGTGAGATAAGCTGTTGGTTGTTTGCAGTGATTTTGCCGTTGATTACTGTGGATGTGTCATAGTCTTCCAGTTCTGTTTCGATCTCTGAAATCGCATCAAGTTTTGCTTGATTGGCGTATGTCTTGGCGTTGTTCTGAACCCGTTCCAAGTCAGCAGTCGTGACCGCTCCGATTTCTCCAGGGTCAAGAGAAATTGAAATATCACCAGTGGTCAGATTCCAGTAGTTTTTACCCTTGAGGTCGGTTATAATGCCGCCTTTCAGGATGTCCGCAGTGACCGAGCCAGAATTGATGAAATTGGCATTGAAACCGCCGTCTATCGTCCACGCGGTCACAAATGCTTCTGGATCATAACCGCTATTGGAAAAAGCAATTCCGTTCATGTTCATTCTGATAACATTCACAGCCGTTTGAATGTTATCAGTGTCCATGATTAGAATCTCGTTCGGATGTCCGTCAGCGTCTGTATTAATAACTACATGGCCGCCCTTGCCGCCCTTAATGAGGTCTGTTGCTGTTTTTAAAGCATTGCGCAGAAACGTTATAGTTGGAACTCTTTGCATGATTGCATCCGCAATCTGCGCCTTCATTACTTCTGAAAAATTGGTTCTTGCTGTACCAAGTTCCATGCGGTCATATCGTTCGGCGAGGATGTTGTACTCCGTTCGAATGACCTTTTTCTTAACTTCGGTCAGCCCGAGGTCCGGATACGAGACAGTTACTGTATCGCACAGCGAAACTCTCTGCAACGCCGCAAAATTCTCATATCCTGCGGTCTGCCATAACTGCGCAAACTCGACTGTTATATTTTCATTCGGGTCTTTTGCTTCTGTGCTTTCCAGATACTTTCTTGCACGATTTCGCACCTGCTCAATAGTTGGCTGTTCTTGGAATTCACCGGACAAATCAAGCGGTACCGCTATAATTTCAGTCACTCCGTTTAACGCGACATAATGTTCTGGAAGTGTTACAACTATTTCTTCGTCTTCGTTGTTTGAACGCCAAAACGGAGCAACTGCGTTAAACACCGTGCTAATATCATAATCATGGACAAGATTGGTGAGGTTTTTCCCATAAACAATTCTTACGCCGTTATCCTGTCCTCTATTCTGATGCAGTTTGACTGTGAAGCCATCCCACTCGTATTCACCGCCGCCATAAACATCCAAAATTGAACCGTCTACACCACCAAGTATTTCTTTAATACTGACAGGAACATGGACGGTGAAAGTTCCCGCGGTTGTTTTGTCAGTCCAAAAAGTGAAACCATTATCCGTTACGGAATGGTATCCGAATGTGGCGAACGCTTGTGTTACAGAAGACGCCGTAAATGGTTCGAGAATCGTGTGGGCAAGTCTATAGCTAATATGATGAGCATAAAACGTAACAACGCCGCCAATAGGTGCAGAACGTTTGTAAATGTCAAACGGCTGAAGCGTTTTGGTTTCGTCATGCCAACACGCCACGATCATTCCTTCTTGAATCTCAGAATAGTGCGTGTCAGTAATCGGCACATCAAACTCCACTTCATAGATGCCATTCCGCTCTTCGATGCAGATCGCCCTTGTGCAGTGAATTCTGCCGATGCCGTTTGTATTAAATTGTATTGTTCCTTTGGGGTAAAGTATAGGATTCATAGTCTATAGCTTTTTGCAATGCAAAGAACTGAATTAACGCCCGTCACAGTGACATCTCTGCCATTACTGTCTAACCTAGGAAATTCCGAAGAGTTCAACACTGTTTTGTTGTTGTAATTATTCCCTTTGTAATAAACTTCCTGAGTTTCACAATCAACAACAAATGAGCCAATAACGCCAGTTACTGTAATAGATTTGTTACCGATTGTAAGCGTTGTATTTCCATTGCTGTTTATCACAAACATTGGATACTGTGGAAGCGTAGAACCTGTTCCTATCGTTCCGTTTGCAGTGTTGTTTATAACTCTTAAAGTTGTGTATCCTCTTCCGGTATAACGCTCTGGCGTTCTGTCAAAGACGAGTTGAAATTTTGCCGTTTTACCATCTCGGGAAACTTTTGGCGTTGTTGATTCATGAAAGCACGCTTTGTACCACTCCCCTTTGTTTATGGTGTCATACAAAAGACCATATCCTCTCACCTTCGCCAGTGCGTTCATCATCTCTCTGTAAACAGTAGCAAAATCTTCAGTAATAACAACGTCATAAATCATCCGAACATTGTTGAAATATCTATCGCTTAAAAGAACGGCTCCGTTTTTGCCATAGATCTGCATGGTTTGGAATGACTCAGCAGGGAAAGTGTGTAGATCATTTCTGAAAACATAAATTTTGGAATGTCCTCTTGTTATTATGCCGCCCTTAACAGGATCTAGTTCGACTAAATCGCTACCGCTATCAACATTGGCATTAGCAACAATATCATCTGGATTGCTCCAATCCACGCTTCGGAAAATTATGTTGTTTCCTGTTTTGCTCATGCGTAAGCCGCCCTTCTCTGATTATCCTGCAATGTGAAAATCTTCTCGATTTCACGAGCCAGTTCTCTAACGTTCTGTCCCTCTGCACCGTATACGTTGATAGTAATACCGCCGTTGTACGTTGCGCCACGATTCACGCCTTCTGTGCTGAACTGCATATTGCCACGAATCATGTTGCCCATTCGATTCATGCTGTCTTCAACGAGCGGAAGATTTTCGTCAATTCCCTTGGCGAACTGTTTCATCATGTCTGGCGCGTAGGTATGAAAGTCAGACAGCGGACCGACATCCGGTTCCGAGAAATGGATGTGGCTTCTAACCACGTTTGCCAAACCAGACATGGCGGATTTAATTTTGCCAAAGCCATTTTTAATACCGCTAACAAAATTGCTTATTAAATCAGCACCCCACGATAATGCTTGACTGACTATCTCTTGGAATTTTGCGTTGATTTCTTCTCTGATTTTAAGAATTGCATTTACAATCTCTGGAATATTGTCAATCAGCGCAGTAGCGAGTACTACGATTAGCTTAAATGCCGCTTCTACAATCTTCGGGAAATTTTCGACAAGTGTATCGACAATCGCTATAATGATTTCTGGAACTTTATCAATCAGTTCAGGTAGCGAATTGATAATGCCCTCTGTAAACGCAATTATTAACTGTAATGCCGCGTCAATAATCATAGGGAAATTATCAACTAACGTCTGAACAATAGTTAATATTGCTTGTACTGCGGCGGGTATCAACTGTGGTAACGCCTGTGCTATTCCCTGCACTAAGGTAACTATAATCTGAATTGCCGCTGTTAAAAGCTGTGGCAAATTCGTAATGATAAATTGCGCAAGCATAAGGATGATTTGCGTTGCAGTCTGCGTAAGCATTGGAATATTCTGCATGATACCCTGTCCTAACGCTTCAAGCAATTTCATTCCTGCATCCATAAACTGAGGAAGTTTTTCAGTAATCATTGCAAGTCCCTGAGAAAGAACTTGCCCAAAAGCATCCATTGCGCCATTGAAATCACCTTGCTTCAGTGCTTCTGCCACACCTGACAGACCTTCTGTCCCTATGTCCACAAACTCCTTTAACGCAGGCGTAGCCATATCGGAAAATGCAATCTGAACGCCCTCAAGAGCAGACTGAAAAATCGTAATTGATCCTTGCAGATTATCCTGCATTGTAGCCGCCATACGTTCTGCAGTTCCGTTGAATCCATCAGCCGAATCAGAACAATGATCAATAGATTCTCGTAATTTATCTACATCTTCCGGGGCTGAGTTCATCAATGCAAGCCACGCAGAAATACCTTCCTGTCCTGCAATTTTTTTAGCAAAAGTTGAAGCATCTTCATCGCTTAACTGTTGCCACTTTACCCTTGATTCATCAAGAATGTCGCTAAAATCTCTGACGTTTCCTTCGGTGTCATAAAACTGAACACCTAACTCTTCAGTTAAGATTCCTAATGCGCCAAGAGATTTACTTGACGCTCCTGCATCAGTAGCAAGTCTTGTGATGATCGAACGCAATGACGTACCTGCCTGTGATCCTTTAATACCTGCGTTTGCAATCAAGCCAATGCTCTCAGCCGCATCTTCTGCGCTAATTCCCATGCTCCCTGCAACAGGCGCAACATACTTGAAAGTCTCGCCCATAAGCGAAACATTCGTATTTGCGTTACTTGATGCCGCCGCAAGAATATCAGCAAAATGAGCAGAGTCAGACGCTTTAAGACCAAATCCAGTCAATGCATCAGTGACAATATCAGATGTCAAAGCCAAATCTTCACCGGATGCCGCCGCAAGATTCATGATGCCTGAAATACCATCAAGCATATCTCCAGTTTTCCAACCGGCCATAGCCATATACGACATTGCGTCTGCGGCTTCGGTAGCAGTGAACTTCGTGGACGCACCCATTTCCTGAGCCTTGTCTCGCAGTGCATCAAAATCTGCTCCAACCGCACCTGAAATAGCAGATACGTTTGACATTGAAGCATCAAATGACATACCTGCATCAAGAGATTTTTTAGCAAAGCCCACTACTGCGGTTGTAGCCGCTCCCACAGCCGCCGCACCTACTTTTGCAACTGTACTCAGACCACCACTAAGAACAGAGCCGAAAGAATTTGCTTTACTTTCCGCTCCACTTAATTTGCTATCGTAATCACTGGAATCCAGTGTCAGTTTTGCTACAAGGTCAAAAACATTGGTAGCCATATTACATTTCCTTTAACTTGTTCATAATACTCGTTTTAATTTCATCTGGTGTACGAGTATCGACTTTCTGAAGAATAATCAAGTCTGCGAATCTATCAGTCAGATGTTTGCCCTCGCTGATTGCTTTCAGCGTGTCTGTGACGTATATTCTGTAGATTTTTTCCTGTTGGCTTATTCGAAAAGAAGATACGCAGTGTTCAACCACGTATCTTCTCCCAAATACGTCCAGTAAATCCAAACGTATGCTATTTAGGCATTCAGAATATTCGTCTGCCCCAACCGATAGAATGAAACAAAAAAACCAACTACCGCCTCATCCGACATTAATTCTGTTAAGCATTGAATGTATTCAGACATTGAATGATCATCAACATTCTCTGGCTCCACGAAACATAAAAGAGCAAGAATCCTTAATGTCTCATCTGGATGTGCGCCCATTGCCGCATCGAGCAAGTCAGACATATTTTTCATCCCTTGCTCTTTTACTCGTTTGCCATTTCGAACAATGATGTCTCTTTTTTCCTCATCAGTGACATTTGGCGGGATTTCTTCTATTTCCGGCTTTCTGGCTCTGATGTTTTTAAGATCAATATCCGTAATCCATTTTTCCAAATCTTTTTTGATGCGATATGTCTGCTTCAAGAATTCTGTCGGAGTGCAGTTAGCTAAGTTTTTCATTTATTCCCCTTATCCTTCAGATGATGGCGCTACGCTGTAAATTTCAATCGGGACTACATCCTGTGCAATGATTGAAACATGGCCGGTTAGCGTCGTTTCAATCTGACCTTTGCTGTTTTTTTCAGTCTTGAGTGCAAACCCCTCTGTGGACAGTGCGTTAAGCAGTTTAACGGCGACCATACCGCCATCTGCTCTGTCACCAACCCACCAGATATCTTGAAAGTCGGTTTGTTTTAAATCTGCTCTGGGCGTTACTTTTCCAGTATTACCTGTTTCGATGTCTGCCGCGCCAAGTGACAGTTTGATAAACTCTGGCGAAACGCCAATTCCTGTGAATGCCATAGAGCAATCCCAGTAATCGAGTTTCTTCAGTTCTTTCATATTGTTCGGGCAGTTATCTACATCTTCGCCCATATCGCTATAATTTGGAACAGCATTGATTTCAATGCCGCCTGTTGTGGCACAGATAATATCGCTTTCGATACTTGCGGCAGGCTCTGCAACATTAAATGTTCGCAGAATTACTCCTGCATCAAGCTGTAAACCTTCGAAAGTATCAAGCGGAATTTTAGTAAACTTTCCCATTGTGTTTCTCCTTTAATGCGCAGTTAAAAACTCCGCAGAAACATTTAATATATACCCTTTGATCATGTCATCCTGATCGTCGTCCATGCGTTGCGCAAATGGTGATCCCAATGACACCCATAAATAGCCACCATCAATTTCCATAGGAGAATCCATGTTGTATATTGCTGTTTCAATCTCCTGCTTTTTCAGGCTGATTGCTTCCCAAGATGATGACCTATACCGAAGCACACCTGTCAAAACCAATCTGTCGTTTAATGCTCCAGTATAAACATCGTAAGAAATATATGGATATTTGGCATCGTCTGGAATACTGAACTGATCATATGCAGGAAGTCCAAACCCTGACCAAAATTCATGAATAGCTTGATCCTTATTCATTAGCAGGAAGCTCCCATTCTTCAGCGGTAACCTGTCTCATATTGAGATTTGCGCTTGCGGGAGTATACTTATCATCTCCATCCGAAGTTACTCTGAAAATTTTATTGTCTCTTTCACGCTTAAATACATCATGATATTCAAGCGTCAGATTCTTTTTCGTAGTAACCGTATATCGACTGCTTACTCCTTGAGCGCCCGCCATTCTGG